AGATCACCTATGGTTGCAGTGACAGCTAGAGTTGCTAAAAATACATCTCCAGCACCAGATACATCATACACATCCACCTTTGGTGCTGGATAAGTTCTACCAAGCCACTTTGCACCATCCTTTCCAAGAGTTACAATGAAAGAACAACTTTCTGGATATGCCAATGCGTCTTTCTCTTCAAATTCATTGATCTTGATATAAGCATTGTGATAGCAAGATAGATCCTTTTTCTTCGAGTCTACAAAAATTTTCCCCTTATAATGCTCACAAATATAATTTGCGGTTGACCAAGGAATCAAACCTTTATCATAATCTGAAAAGATGATGACATCATAGTCATCTAGACCTTTTAATTTTTGTAGATTCAATGGATCAACACAAGTTCCTTCATCAACACGAAGAAGTTGTTGTTTTGATCTAGCATCAACAAAACGTGTCT